TCTGGCCGGCTGCGCCGCTGGAGAGTTCGAAATGAGTACGGCCGCCGTATCTGCCGCAAAATGTTTGTTGGACCGAGTGCTGCCGTCTTTGTCGAGTTCGGATATCACCCAAATTCCACAGGCCCCGACAGACTATAATAGTCTGGTCGAGCAGCTTGCTTCACTTGCCGGTCCCGAGTTAGCCCACCAGGTGCTTGAGCGCCTTGCCGGCAAGGCCGACAATGCAAAGCCGGCAATCCCCGATGCGATCCGGGCCGGATCTATCCCAATAGGGACCGCATAATGAGCCACGACAGAGCAGATTTTGACCATACAATGCCACCTCAGCCAGTAGCCAAGCCGGCTAAACCTGCTAAACCTGTTGATGCCCTAGCTGGCCCGGGCTCATTCGCCGACAAGCTGCGCCAACGCCGGGAAGATATGGAGGCGTACCCGGCCGGAAAGCCGAAATAGAGATGAGGTGGAAGGGATATAGATATACGATACACACTAGATGCTGTGTCTAGATGAGTCGTATATGTTGGGTATGGTACATCCGGTATGGGTATGGGTATGGCACATCCACTCCCTCACTCCCTCACTCAGAAAGCTATAGCCGTAGATGTCCCTATGATCCGTATGTGATCCGTATGTCTACGCCAGATAGTATATTAGCATTCCCTTCTATTAGAATTAACTGATAGGGGGTGGGGACCCCCCATTGGGGGCGGGAAAGTAGACTTCCTCCCATCTCCACATTTTTCAGACCATATTCTCCAGGATCGAAAGTGTTTACTAACGTCAGAATACCCATAAAACAGCCTCGGATGACCTACAGCGAATCTTGTGTTTAGACCCACTACCAAGACATGGGTAAGAGATTATGAATCGCTTAAAGAGGATTTAAGGCATTGCCATTGGGAAGATTACTCGAAGTTAAAATTTGACCGAATTGCAAAGTCTCTCAAGAAAACTATAAAGAGGACCGGAGGAATAGATTATTCGGCATTCCCGGTGGATTTCAGGTGGCATTTGTGTTCTTCAAGGCTCAGTCAGGGAAAGTTCGATAATTGGGATGGATGGGAATTCAGGTCTAATTGGTCGATTACGTTTCAGGGGCTGAATGGCGGTCCTGGTTCTGGGCCGGTGAACAAATGGACAGGCCAGAAAACGGATAAGCTGATAATCGCTTCTGAACAAGGGATAGGAGATGAGATTTTATATGGGTCGGCTATCCCTGAATTGATTGTGAGACTTGGACACGATGCTTTAGAGCTTCAATGTCATCCCAGACTTTTCAGGGTCTTTGAGAGATCTTTCAGAATAAGGTGTACTCCAAGAAGGGTTTTGTCTCATATAGAACCTGACGTACCTGTGGTGGCTCTTGCGGATTTATTCATGTTTTACCGTAGAGACAAATCCCATTTCCCGAAGAAGCCTTTTTTCAAACCAGATCCAGAAGCCAGATTGAAATTTTTGGCGGAGTTGGAAAAATACCCTAAGCCCTGGATAGGGGTAGGGTGGAAATCAAGACATGGGAAAGTCGATCTTGGTGAGCTGCTTGCAAAGCTGGAGCCTCTGGGTGGAACCAGGTTTTCCGTTCAATATGGGGAAACGGATGGTAGAGTTTTGGATATTCAGCCGGACCCGATGAACGACATGGAGGGGCACATAAACTTCATTTCCTGTCTCGATAGGGTGGTTTCCTTGACTCAAACGGCTATTCATGAAGCGGGAGCTTTGGGGATACCGTGCGACGCCATAAAACCGCCTAAAGGATCTGGGGATGTAAACCCGGCCCTGTGGTATTACTCAGTTGGCGAAAAACAAAGGCCGCACCTGGTTTATGGCAAATGCCGTGTTTTCAATGAACTGGCGGGATATTGCGCCGACGTGCAAGACAACTGGAGAGTATCTTGAGTCTTATAAATGAAATTTATTCAGAAGTGGAGACTTTGAGAGGAATGTTGACTGCGCTTAAAGTCAATTATCCAGATCTTACCCCAAGAGTCGAACCGGCGATTGCGAAAGTAGACGCAGTTTTAAACAACCCTTCCGATCAGACAATTCATTACTTTATAGAAGATATGCTGGAACTGGATGGTTATTTCAGAGATATCCTGGAAATGTTGGATAAATCCGATAAATATCTGATTGGTTCTGTAATGAAAACAATGGAGTTGATGAACATACTCATGGGATCGGAAGAAAGAACGAGGCTTCATTAAGCAAACCATGAATATCGTAATCGTGGGGCATGGCCCATCGCTTAAAAACGCGGGACTTGGAGCGCATATAGATTCTTTCGATAAGGTGGTGAGGCTCAAAGGTTCCGGTTCGGTCATCGAAACACCGGATTACGGTTCACGAACCGATGCTGTTTGCGCTTCTACGGAGGTAATGGGTAATTTCTTCAAAATCGAGGCCAATGAATATTGGGCTTACCCGAAAAAAGGGCATTTCGACGCTCAATCGGTTATTCAGGCCATAACGAAACTCGAAAAACCGGTAATGATCCCGTTGGAGCATTGCAATTACTGGAATCTCAGGTTCAGGCAAATGGGGGCATGTCATCCTAATGTTTCCACCGGGATGGCCGCTATTCTGATAGCGATCAAGCGATGGTCCCCGAAAGAGATTTGTCTTTTAGGGTTCGATTCATTATTGAATCCAAAGATTCCATTTGACAGAAATTTTGCAATCCCCAGAACCGGAGCGGGTCCGTACCCGAACCACGACTGGGAAAATGAAAATCGGTTGTTGAACGTTCTTTCAAATGTTTATAAGGTGAATATTTGTTAGCAAATACCACATTAGCAATCACCACATTTTCCAGTACCGGGTACGAGACTTACGCCAGGAAGATGCTGGAGTCGGTTATTAAAAATTGGCCGAGTAAAATTATTGTCTATGTCGAGAAACCGATAGACATAGACACAGACAATGGAAAAATAGAAGTTAGAAACTTCTTCGACATCGAAGGGGCAATGAATTTCTATCAAAACATCAAGAATACGCCCGTATGTCATGGAATGGTAAACGGTAAATATAATTATAACTACGATGTATGGAGATTCTCACGAAAGATGTTGGCACAATGGGATGTGCTGAAAGATTATAATGGCAAAGTTATTTGGCTCGATGCAGACAGTATTGTCAGAAAACCCGTTACCGACGATTGGTTGATAAAACTGTTCGACGGTAAGGGTCTTTCGTATTTGGGGAGGGAAGGATTTCATACTGAAACCGGGTTTATCGGTTTCGACACCGAAAATGAGAAATTCAGGGAATTCCTGAAATATTACATCGGGTTTATCCGGCATGGATGGTTCAAGGATCATAAACGGTGGCATGATTGTGAAGCATTCGACTTTGCCAGAGAGAAATCCGGCATATCTGGCAACAATCTATCCCCGTTTTTCAAGATTCCAAAAGACCGGGTAATGTCATTGGCGGACCTGGATGTCGTTGAAAGGTCTGTGTTGGGGGAATATTTCTTTCACGCCAAGGGCGCTAAAAAGAAGGGCGCGAAACCAAGAGTTATGCCTCATGCTGCTTAGCGATAAGTATAAAAAACAACTTATCAGGATGCACGAAAAATATAGATCCTTCGGATCCGGCTCAAAATTCAGGAATGCCGTTATCAAAGCACTCGGATATGAAGATGTCCTCGATTATGGATGCGGTAAAGGAAAACTTCTCGTAAACAAGAAATACGACCCCGCTATTACTGAGTTTTCCAACGAACCGGAACCTGCGGATTTGGTGGTGTGTACGGATGTTCTTGAGCATATAGAGCCGGATTGTCTGGATGATGTGTTGAGACATATCAAGTCCAAGATGATTAAAGCCGGGTTTTTCACTATCAGTTGTTCTCCGGCCGCGAAGAAGTTGCCGGACGGGAGAAATGCACACCTTACGGTCCATCCACCGGAATGGTGGATAAATAAATTATCGGAATTCTTCGTTATCGAAAAGTCTTCTTTTCGCGCCGACGAGAGGAAGTTGGCAATATCTGTCGAGCTTGAGGTTCATTTAAAGCCCCTGGGCGTGCGCCAGCGTAAGGAGGCCGTTTGAAGGCATTTATTACCGGACTGACCGGCCAGGATGGCAGATATTTAACTGAATTACTTTTGAATAAAGGTTATAGGGTTCATGGTTTAACGAGAAGAACCGCGCAATCCAAAGTCATTCCATCTGGTGTTATCGTACATGAAGGCGATGTCACCGATCCATCTATAAAAGATCTGATTCAAGATATTCAACCGGATGAAGTTTACCATCTGGCGGCAATGTCGCATGTTGGAGAGTCGTTCAAAATCCCGAAAACGACGTTCGAGATAAACGCTATCGGTACATTGAACGTACTGGAAGGTGCGAAATCCACCGGATCACGATTCTATCAGGCGTCAACATCCGAATTATTCGGATCGACACCGCCGCCGCAGAATGAAAAATCTCTATTTCATCCACGAAGTCCTTATGGAATATCGAAGCTTGCAGCATATTGGCTGACGGTTAATTACCGTGAGGCTTATGGACTGTATGCCTGTAATGGAATTTTATTCAATCATGAATCTCCGATTCGAGGAGTGGATTTCGTAACCAGGAAAGTCTGTCAGGCAGTAGCCAGAATAAAATTCGGGCTACAGAGATATATTTTTCTCGGGAATCTGGATGCCAGGAGAGATTGGGGGCATGCGAAAGATTTTGTAGAAGCCATGTGGCTCATGATGCAGCAACCTGGACCGGATGATTATATCGTTGCTACCGGAGAATCCAGATCAGTCAGAGAACTTCTGACGGAGGCATTCAGATATATCGGTATTGAAGATTGGTCTGGTTTTGTAAAACAAGATAAAGATTATATCCGCCCCGCCGATGTAGGCAGCCTGATTGGAGATTCGTCCAGGATCAGAGCATTGGGGTGGAAACCAGAGTATTCCTTTGAATCTTTAATCAAAGAGATGATGGAGTCTGAAATTGCAAAAGCCTGTAAAGAAGCATCCATTGGCGATTAGTACCTGGGGGTTGGAAGAAAGAGAAGCCATCTTGAACGTCCTGGATTCGGGGATGTTCACGATGGGACCGAAGGTAAAGGAATTCGAGGAGGCGTACGCGGCGTGGGTGGGGACCAAGTATGCCGTCATGGTCAATTCCGGTTCCTCTGCAAACCTTCTCATGGTTGCGGCCTATACGTTCAGGAATAAAGCCGGCACGGTCATTGTACCGGCGGTTTCCTGGTCTACGTCCTATTCTCCGTTTCAGCAATACGGATGGACGTTGAAGTTCGTTGACATAGACAAAGACACGCTGAACTATGACATTGAATCGCTGAAAGAAGCTTATAAAGCCGGGGATTTGATCCTGGCGGTAAATCTGCTGGGAAACCCCAATGATTATCGCTGGTTCCCTTCCACGAATATTCTGGAAGACAATTGCGAGTCCATGGGCGCGGTTTATAGTAATTTCAGAACCGGTAATTTCGGGTTGATGTCTTCACATTCGATGTTTTTTTCTCACCATATCCAGACAATGGAGGGCGGGATAATTACCACGAATGACGAATATTATTACCAGATGCTTTTATGTCTTCGTTCTCACGGATGGACAAGGCACTTACCGGAAAAGAATGTCTTTAATGTAAAGCCATCTGCGTATGAATTTCTTTTCCCTGGATACAACGTCAGGCCGATGGAAATGCAAGCGGCGGTTGGGATTGAACAGTTAAGGAAGATTGACGGATTTATCTCCGCAAGACGTGAAAACGCCGAACGATGGAAGGAAGTATGTCAAAACCGGGGTTGGTGGTCTCAGAAAGAGCCTGGAACAGGAAAATCATCCTGGTTTGCCTTTGCTATTATTGACGACAAAATAGAAGAAATAAAGAAAGAGCTCGATGAAAAGGGAATTGAACACCGGCCAATCGTCGGAGGTAATTTTCTGAGATCGCGTTCAATCGAATGGTACAGCATAAATCGTAAAAAAGATCCGGTTTCGTATAAAAATGCCGACCGTATACACGAAAAAGGAATTTACATCGGAAATTTTCATAAACGGGCGGAATTCGGCCTATGCCGAAGGCACTCATGAAGGTATTCCTCGGTTACGATAAACGGGAAGCGTTGGGGTCATGGGTTTTCCAGCATTCGATAATCAAGCGAGCATCCATTCCGGTCCAATTCACGCTTCTGGATAGACGAATCAAGGATCCAAATTCGTATTTCTCGCCTTTCTCGAAATTGAATTTGCGGGCCTCTAATGAGTTCACCTTCTCACGTTATCTCTGCGCTCGTATATCTGGATATTCAGGTGACCCGGTTCTATTCGCGGATGGAGCCGATCAGATCTGTCTTACGGACATAGCTGGTCTTAAAGCCTTGTGGCAACCGTATAAAGCGGTTCAGGTCGTCAAGCGTAATGTTTATTCACCGACATCTCCCAAGCTCAAGGGAACGGAAATGGAGTCCGTCAATGTTGCTTATCCATGCAAGCATTGGTCGAGCGTAATGCTCATCAACCCGGGACATTACGGTTGGCGGAGGGTCGATTGGGAACAAACCAGTCCAGATTACTGGCATGGGTTCGGATGGTTGAAACCGGATGAAATCGGAGAGTTGCCTCCCGAATGGAATAGATTAGTCGATGAAGGAGATTCCATAAAAGGGAAAATCCTGCATTGGACGCTGGGGGTTCCGGCGATGCATGAATATCGCGATGCGCCGGGGGCCTCGATCTGGTGGAAAGAAGCGCAGGATGCAATGAATATTTGCGATAGGAGATGGATTTCAAAACTCAATTCAATTCATAAAAAGGAAAAATGATTACCGATAGAATCGACGCAATAACCGGAATTCCCCCTGAATATCGTCATGCGATCCTTCCGGCCCCGAAATCGGTAAAAATAGAATTAACGTCGCAATGTAATTACCGATGCGGATTCTGTGCACACCGGCTGAGAATGAAAGAACGCGGTGGGATGGATCGTGAATTTTACGAACGTATCGTACTGGAGATGTACCAATCGGGGGTTCGTGAACTGGGGGTATTTTACATCGGCGAATCGTTCATGTGCGGTTGGTTGCCGGAGGCTATTTCGTATGCCAAAACAGTCGGATTTCCATATGTATTTTTGACAACGAACGGAAGTTTGGCGGATGCATCCACAGTAAAGGCGTGCATGGAAGCCGGTCTGGATTCGCTGAAATTCAGCATGAACAATGCCGACCCGGAACAATTCGAGAAAGTTGCCGGGGTCAAATCGAAGTTATGGGTTCAATCGCTCATGAATCTCAAAAATACTTATTGGGTTCGCGAGCAAGGTAAATATGCCTGCCGGCTTTATGCCTCCAGTATCAAATACGATGGAGAACAGCAGGATAAAATGCAGGAATTGGTGGAAGAAATTCTTCCATATGTAGACCAACATTACTGGCTACCGCTGTATTCGATGGGAAACCTGTCCGCGCAGCGCGAGCGCGAATTGGGTTACAGGCCAACGGCCGGGAATCAAGCAAGGTTGGGGGCGTTGCGCGATCCGCTTCCTTGCTGGTCGGCTTTTACCGAAGGTCACATTACTCACGATGGAAAACTTTCGGCTTGCTGTTTCGATGCGGCGGATAAATGGACGATGGCGGATTTAAACGAAGTACCTTTCATGGATGGCTGGAACAGCCTTTCTTTTCAAAACTTGCGTTCAGCTCATTTGAGAAAAGACGTTACCGGAACTATTTGTGAACAATGCGTGGCTTACAATGTGTGAATAAGTTTTGAGATGGCTGGAACAGCTTGATGGCTGGAACAGCTTAACGACTATGGAATCTTGTGAATAAGTTTAATGAATAAACTTGAAGACGTAACAAATCTCGTATCGCAAATAGAAAATTACCGGAATACGCATAGGCTCGAATTCTACGAGCCGTATGGTTATCAAAAAAAGTTTCACCATGCTCATGGACTGGGCGGTGGACTGGCCGCTCAAAGAGCGTTAATCGCCGGGAATCAGGTCGGAAAGACATTTTGCGGCGCGATGGAGACGGCGTTTCATTTAACCGGTCTGTATCCTGCGTGGTGGGAAGGGTATAGATTCGATAAGCCGGTCGAATGGATGGTTGCCAGTACCACGAACGAAACGACTCGTGACCGATGCCAACGTGAAATCTTCGGTGAGCCCACGGATGACCGGTCGCTCGGGACCGGAGCGGTTCCGAAGAAGTTCATCGGGGAGCCTACGAGAAAGCCCGGAGTCCCAAACGCTTACGATTCCGTTTTGGTGAAACACGTTTCCGGCGGGTGGTCGAAAGTTTATTTTCGTGCCTATGAGCAAGGTGCGAAGAAATTCATGGGATACCGTATCGACGGCGGTTGGGGTGACGAAGAACCGCCTGCGGACGTATGGTCGCAAATGCTTCGTGGGACTTTCGCCACCAATGGTATCTTGTTCCTGACCTTCACCCCGGAAGAAGGATTTACGAACGTAGTGCATCAATTCGTAAACGATCTAAAAATGGGACAGGCTGTCGTCCACGCGGAATGGGACGATGCGCCTCACATGACTCCCGAAAAACAGGAACAGAAATTAGGGGCAATCCCGTCTCACGAAAGAGAAATGCGCCGCCGGGGTGTGCCGATGATGGGCACAGGTATCGTGTATCCGGTGAATGAAGACGTTCTCAAAACCGATCCGATAGTTATTCCCGGTCATTGGGCGAGAATCTTCGCGGTGGATTTCGGGTGGGATCACCCGGCTGCGCTGGTATGTCTCGCATGGGATCGGGACACGGACGTAATCTACGTTTACGATGTTTGGAAACAATCCAAGGCTTTATTGGAAGTCCATGCGCAAGCCATCAAATCGCGTGGGGAATGGGTTCCAATCGCATGGCCGCATGACGGAATGAAGCATGACCCGAAATCCGGCAAACCCATGGCGGATTTATACCGATCCATGGGTTGTAACATGCACTTCCAGCCATTCTCAAATCCACCCTCGATAGGGCAAAAGGAAGGCCAAGGAGGGAATGGCGTCGAAGTCGGCGTTCTGGAAATTCTATCGCGCATGGAAACCGGACGGTTCAAGGTATTTTCGCACCTGAAAGATTGGTTCGATGAGTGGCGAATGTACCATCGCAAGGACGGTGAAATCGTAAAACTCAACGATGACTTGATGGACGCTACCCGTTACGCGGTGCAGATGAGGCGTCATGCCATGACGCAACCCGTCAGAGCGAAACCACAACAATCTTATGCGGGCATGAGTAATTGGGGCTGAAATGACGGATATAAACGGTATCAAAAAAAGAAAAATTTCCCGTAAAGATTGGGACAAATGTGCGGATAAGATACGTTCTGAATATAAATCGCGTAAAGATCAGAAATTTCGCAAGTCCCATGAAATAATCTGGAAGGAAGTGGACCGGCAGGTTGCGATGGAGCCGATGAAACGGTTTTCCAGGGACGGGAAAAAAATCGACCCCGAATGGCGTTCAGTCATGGAGTTAGGGGAGTTGGCGAAGGCTTCTGAGATCATTACCGCCGATGTTATGCGATTGACGTTTCCGACGAACCGTTCATGGTTCGAGTCCCATGCAGAATTGCCTGCGATTTTGGATCCCAATACCGGGACTAAACAAGTAAACGCAAGATCGCAGGATTTTACCGATAAAGCCTATCGGGCATTGCTGGTTCAGCAACATATGGATTTCGGCTTGAAAGCCCGGTATGAACTGTCCGTAAAGGAAGCTCTCCACCACGGTTCTTATGTCGCTGAAATCCGCATGGATAATCGGATCCGATATACCGATGGTTCCGGCATAAACCAGGTATCGGCACCGGTATGGGTTCCATATTCCATGTGGAATTCATATCCTGACCCGTCACCATCGGTAGTAGGGACAGATTTGTTTTACACCGGTTCGATGATCCTGGTGGATTTCATCCCGTTATATCTACTTCGGCAAATGGCCGTTGGCGACGGCTGGATGGCAGAAAACATCGAAAGGGTGAAAAAGAGTGGGAAGCAGAAACATGACAACAAGGATGTTGAAACGGACGATATCGAGTTAATTAAATATTACGGAGACCTGGAAATAGAGCGCGGGGATAGCCCCATCGTTCTCCCGAATTCAAAAGTCATTCTCGCAAACGACATTATCGTTTACTACGCGCCGAACGAACTTCCTTATCCGTCCATAATTTATTCAGGCTACGAACGGATGGACATTCGCGATCCGTATTCCACGTCGCCACTTATCAAGCTGGCACCGTTGCAAAAATTGGGAAGCCAGTTGGCGAACAAGCTGGTGGATTCGATGGCAATGAAGGTGGAACCGCCGATTGCTTACGATGCAAACGATCCTCAAATGGTTCTCGATGGCGGGCCAAGAATGGCTCCCGGGGCCAAAATCGGCGTCAAAGGGACCTATGGAATAAAGGAAATACAGGCAGGAGATCCGCAATCCGCCATGATAGGGTTGGAATTCATCATCGGACAATTGAATCAGGGGTTGGGCATCAATGCTATCCGTTCGGGAGCGGGCGGCGATTCAACTGACAAAACCGCAACCGAAATTACCACGGCGGATGTAAAGGCGGAAATTCGTACTGCTGAATTCGTGGATAAACAGGAAAGACATGCTCTTAGGCCGTTTCTCTACATGCAGCATGAATTGAACAAGGCAAACCTGGAAGGATATACGTTTTATAACCCGGAATTGGATGCCCCGGATTTCATGCGCGTAACCCGCGATCAAATACCAGATAACGTAGTATTCGATGTGGTGGGTTCAAGGGGCGCATTGGGAGAAAAGGCGAGGGCTACGCGGACGAATGACGTAACGGCTTTCCTTCTCGGGAACGAGAAAACAAGGGATATCCCGAATGTCCTGGAATTGGCAAAACAGGCTTACCAAGATGCCGGGGTTAAGAATCCTGAAAGATATATAAATATTCCGGAAGAATCTCCGGAAGTCGCTCAGGTCAAGCAAGAGGCGCAGAAAGCCATTGATGAGCTTAAAGCGCAAACATTCGAGCTTGAAAAAGAACTTGCCATCGTTAAGGCGGTTAATGAAGCCAAGATGGTTGAAGCGCAGATGCGCGCGGAAACACAGATAAATGTCACTGAATTCAAAACGCAGCTCGAAGGAGAATTGAGCGTGCTCAAGGCTCAATTGGAAGTGGCGAAATCCGCCGGTAGTCAGCAGGGACCGGTGATATCTATATCGGAAATAAATGCCATCGTCGGTTCTCTCGACAAGATTTTGTCCATTTCAGAGAAACAGACATCGGAAGTGGACAACAAATTATCGGAAATGAACAAAACAGTAAGCACTCTTATCAACCATATGAATAAGCCGATTAAGGTCAAAATTACACGCGATGCCAATGGTAAATTTGCCGAAGCAACCGGAGCCAGGGAATAATGGCCAGGGGCGATCTGATCGTTTTCAACGAAGCCCTTGCCTTCATGCTGGATGGCGGATGGGAGTCAACGGATGACATCAAATGCGCTGTTTGCGACAACACAGTCACCCCATCTCAGACTACCGCGTCTCCGGCGCTCGGAGACTTCACCGAGGTTGGCACGGCTGGGAGTTATGTCGCCGGAGGAACTTCATTGGGAACTTGGGGCAGCATGGTCTCACAAAGCGGGGCAATCGCAACTATTGATTCGGCTTATCCGGCTTGCCGCAGAGAAAGCGGATTTTGAAGCGGCAAAGAAGCTGGAACAAAAAGCACGTCTTGCAGATAATGTTGAAATAGCGATGGTAAACTTCCATGATGCGTTTGTAAAAGCCGAACAGCAGATAAATGATAAATATGAAAAATCGCAGAAAAGGTTGATCGAGGTTCAAGAAGAAATGAATGAAGAAGAACATCTGATCCTCCAAATACTTTTGGAAGCCGCATGAATAACGAATATCTTCTTGAATTGAAAACTGATCCGCGATTTATGTCCGTGATTGAAACAATCATGGATCAAAGACCGGTCATTCCGGGCCACGATCCCCGTAACGACAATACGGAGGTCTGGAAGCACGAATCCGCCAAAAAGGAAGGATTCGATATTTGGGTGATATTTTTAAGATTGGAGAACATAAATGAATGAAGAAAATGCTCAGCAGAGCGATGCGCCTGTTGAAACGGAAGTAAAAGAAGCCCCTCAACCTACTCTGGCGGATGTTGCCAAGAAGTATAATGTCGAGGAGGAAGTAAAGAATTTTCAGCCTCAAGTTCAGCCTCAAGTTCAGCAACCGCCGCAATACGCACAGCCTTTGGCTGTGCCGGATCCAGTCTCCGACCTGGAAGGGTGGAATAAATACCAGGCTTATCAAAATACCGTTATCGGCGGGACATTGAGGGAGCTGGCGAATTCCGTTACGGAGATCAGGAAAAACGCAGAACTGGAAAAACTGAATACCGAGGTCAACAAGGCGGTCGCAAAAGTCACTGATAAACTGAAAATTGACTCTGTTTACGCGGAGATTCTGCTTGAGAAGAAATACCGGGATGACCGGATTTTCAAGCGAATCTGGGATAACAGGAACGTAAACCCGAATGCTCTGAACGAAGCCCTGGATGTTATCGCCTCCGAGGCCGGCAAAGTCTTTCAGGTGCGTTCCGATCCTCAATTGATGGAAAATCAGCGAGCGGCCAAGGCAAGTCAAAAGGCCATGTCTACAACTCAGCAGAAATCCGGTTCTAGCGAACCGCTTAATATGTCCGATACTGAATTCGATAGATGGTGGGCCACTAATAGAAGGTAATAAAGATGGCTATTGTTTTAACAACCAGTACCTCAGACCTCCCCGGAGAAGTCAATAACGTATATGTCCGTGGACTTCTGAGTGCGGCCCGTAAGGTGTTGCCGTTTTTCAATGGCACCCGACCCGGAACTTTGGACAAGAAAAAGGGTTCGGCCACCGTATTGTGGCGTCGAATCGAAAACCTTGCTGCGGTAACCACGGCGCTCACTCAGGCGTCCCCCGGTTCCACAGTAGCTTTCGGTATCGGCCGCACCACGGTTCGCCCGACCTATACCAACATCTCGAAGGCTGTAGCCAAGTATGCCAACGGCATCACCCTGGCAGAAGAAATTGACTTGTTCAATATCGACTCCGACACGATGGCGCTCATGGATGTTCTCGGCGCAAACGCCGGAGAGTCGTTGAATTCGGTTGCCCGTCTCGAATTCGACAACGCTTCTCAAGTTCGCTACGCCTCTGGCGCGGCGAATAAGAGCGCCGTGGTCGCCGAGATGCTGACAAACGATGTGAAGTGGGCGGTCAACAAACTTCAACGTAATTCCGCAATGAAGTTGTTCCCGATGGGAACTGGTTCAACGAACGTCAATACATCGACTGTTCGCGCCAGTTATTTCGGTATTAACCACCCCGATGTGGAAATCGACATTCGCGCTATTACCGGGTATGTCGGTGTCGAGCAATACGGCGGGTATACTGAAACGCTCGTGGGCGAACACGGCGCTGTCGGAGGCGTTCGCTGGGTGACTACCGAAATCGCTCCCATCGAAACCGGAGCCGGTACAACCTCAACCTCAAATGTCTTTCGCGGCACATCCGTCGATACCAACGATGTGTATACATCGTATGTTTACGGCAAGGACGCGATTGGCACGGTCGGGCTCGGAGCGGCATTCGGCACTTCCGTAAAGACGATGGATGAGAACAGGGACAAACCTATCGAGATCA